TGTACCAGACGCTGAGAAAGCTTCTCCAGACTATGGAAGAAGAGTAGCTCAAGCTATAGAAAGCGAATGGTGGAGACAAGGTGGTAATGGTACTAGGTTTGCTACTTCATATAATAGGTTTCACAATTTAAGATTATATGCTAGAGGAGAACAACCTGTTCAAAAATATAAAGATGAATTAGCTATTAATGGTGATATGTCTTATATGAATTTAGATTGGAAACCAGTTCCTGTTATATCTAAATTTGTAGATATAGTTGCTAACGGAATGAATAATAAGACATATGAAATAAAAGCATATGCTCAAGATCCAACATCGTTAAAGAAAAGAACTGACTATGCTACTTCTATTTTACAAGATATGGCGGCTAAATCTTATTTACAAGGTTTACAGCAAGGATTAGGTGTAAATGAATTTCAAACAGATCAAGAAAATTTACCTGAATCACCTCAAGAATTAGATTTACATATGCAGTTGTCTTATAAAGAATCTGTTGAAATAGCTGAAGAAGAGGTTATAGAAAACACCTTAGCTAAAAACAGATTTGACAATGTAAAGAAAAGATTCAATTATGATTTAGTTACTTTAGGTATTGGTTGTGCTAAAACTAGTTGGAACCCAGCAAACGGTGTTACAGTTGACTACGTGGATCCAGCTAATTTAATATATTCTTACACAGAAGACCCACATTTTGAAGATATATACTACGTAGGAGAAGTTAAACCTTTAACTATACCTGAAATAGCTAAGCAATTTCCTTTTTTAACTGAAGATCAGTTAACTAAAATACAACAAACAAAAGCATATACTAGTCAAAACTTATACGGTTGGCAGACTTATGATCAAAACACTGTTCAGGTTTTATTTTTTGAATATAAAACTTATAATACTCAAGTTTTTAAAATAAAACAAAATGATACAGGATTAGAAAAAGCATTAGAAAAACCTGATACTTTTAATCCACCTGCTAATGATAACTTTGAAAGAATACAGAGAAAAATAGAAGTGCTTTATAAAGGTGTTAAAGTAATAGGTAACAACGAATTGATTGAGTGGAAATTGTCTGAAAACATGACAAGACCTATGGCTGATACTACAAGAGTAGAAATGAGTTATACTATTTGTGCTCCTAGATTGTATAAAGGTCGTATAGATTCTATTGTAAGTAGAATTACTGGTTTTGCAGATATGATTCAATTAACACATTTAAAACTACAACAAGTAATAGCTAGAACAGTTCCAGATGGTGTTTTCTTAGACATGGACGGTTTAGCTGAAGTTGATCTTGGTAATGGTACTAATTATAATCCAGCTGAAGCATTAAACATGTATTTTCAAACTGGTAGTATAGTTGGTAGATCACTTACTCAAGAAGGTGATATGAATCCCGGTAAAGTACCTATTCAAGAATTACAAACTTCTAGTGGTCAAGGTAAAATAGCTAGTTTAATTCAAACTTATCAGTATTATTTACAGATGATAAGAGATGTGACCGGGTTAAATGAAGCTAGAGATGGTAGTATGCCTGAAAAAGATACTTTAATTGGATTACAAAAAATGGCTGTTAATGCTTCAAACACTGCTACAAGGCACGTGATGCAAGCTAGTTTATGGTTAACTATTAGAACATGTGAAAATATTTCATTAAAAGTAGCCGATTCGTTAAAAAATCCATTAACATTAAACTCTTTAAAAAGCTCTATATCTACTTATAATGTAGCTACTTTAGCAGAGATACAAAACTTACCTTTACATGATTTTGGTATTTATTTAGAACTAGAGCCAGAAGAAGAAGAGAAGGCTATGTTAGAGCAAAATATACAAATGGCTTTACAACAAGGTGGTATAGATTTAGAAGATGCTATTGATGTTAGAAGAATAAAAAATCTTAAACTTGCTAATGATGTTTTAAAACAAAAGCGTAAAGAAAAACAAAAAATGGCTCAACAGCAACAGATGCAAGTTGCTCAAGCTCAAGAACAAGCTAAAGCACAAGCGGCTCAAGCTATTGCTGAAGCTGAAGTGCAAAAGCAACAAGCTTTAACAGCTGCTAATGTTCAATATGAGCAAGCTAAAGCTCAAATGGAGTTACAAAAAATTCAACAGCAAGCTCAACTAAAGAAAGAAGAAATGGAGATTAAACACATGTACGATCTTGAATTGAAAAGAATGGAAGTTGACGCAATGACTGCTAAAGAAAATATGATCGAAGATCGTAAAGATAAGAGAACAAAAATGGAAGGCACTCAACAAAGTAAAATGATTGAGCAAAGAAAAATGAATTTAATGCCTACAGATTTTGAGAATAACAAAGGTGTGTAAACACTAAACACTAATTTTATATTATTATATTATGTCAGAAACAAAAGAAACAACAAAACCTGAGGTGACTCAAGAAGTCAAATCAGAAGGTGGAGATATGAAAATGAAATCAAAACCTAAAATTAAAAAATTTAACGCTACTAAAGAAGAACCTGTTAAAGTTGATCTTGCAAAAGATCCAAACGTAAAAACAGAAGAACCAGTAAAAGTAGATTTAACTAAAAAACCAGAAGACGATGCCATTCAAATCGGAGAAACAAAGGAGGTATCTGTGGAAGAACCATCCGGAGATAGCGCAAAGGTGGGAGAATCTGTACAAAAGTCCAGTGAGACTGCTGAAGGGATTTCTCCGCTCCAAGAAGTAACAGAAGAAGAAGTTAAAAAAGAAGAAGTAGTAGAACAACCAGAGTTACAACCTATAAAAAAAGTTGTATTACCAGATAATGTAGAGAAACTAGTTCAGTTTATGCAAGACACTGGTGGTGATATTAAAGATTATGTTAGATTAAATGCTGATTACTCTAATGTTAACGAAGATGTTTTACTAAAAGAATATTATAAAAACACTAAACCACATCTTACTGATGAAGAAATTTCATTTGTTATGGAAGATGAGTTTAGATATGATGAAGACACTGATGAAGAGCGAGACATCAGAAAAAGGAAACTCGCTAAAAAAGAAGCAGTTGCAGAAGCACGTAACCATTTAGAAGGTTTAAAGCAAAAATATTACGACGAAATCAAGTTGAGGCCCGGCGTAACGCAAGAACAGAAAAAGGCTATGGACTTCTTTAACCGCTACAACAATGAACAAGAAATAGCTGAGCAAAGGCATAAAAAATTCATTGACAACACTAAACAGATGTTTTCTGATGATTTCAAAGGTTTTGATTTCGAAGTTGGAGAAAAGAAGTTTAGATATGGTGTCAAAGACCCAAATGCTGTTGCTGAGAATCAATCTAATCTAAACAACTTCGTCGAGAAGTTCTTAGACAAAGAAGGAAACGTTAAAGATACGAGAGGTTATCATAAAGCTATGTATGCTGCACAGAATATAGACAGAATTGTGAATCATTTCTATGAGCAAGGGAAATCAGATGGAATTAAAAATGTAGTTGAAGGATCAAAAAATCCAACAACTGAAGCTAGACAAACGTCTGGCGATATTTTCATCGGAGGTCTTAAGGTCAAAGCTATAGACGGTGTAGATAGTTCGAAACTTAAAATTAAACGAAGTAAATTTAACAATTAAAAACAATTATTATGGGTGTATTAAGTCCTCAATTTGGAAGTTTACTACCTTCGTTAACCACTCAAGCTTTAACTACTAATTATTTAAACTTTAACAGTGGTGGAGGAAACGACTTCGCACAACAATATCTACCAGAAATTTATGAAGCAGAGGTAGAGCGTTATGGAAACAGAACGTTAGGTGGCTTCTTAAGAATGGTTGGCGCTGAAATGCCAATGATGTCTGATCAAGTAATTTGGTCTGAGCAAAACAGATTACACATCTCTTACGACGGTGTAGCTTGTTCTGCTGTAGGTGCAAACGGTGGTAATAGACTTACTATCGCTGCTGGCCAAGTGAACACTATTTTCCCTAACATGACTGTGGTAATCATGGATCCTGCTGATCCATCGTTTACTGTAAAAGCTATTGTAACTGCTACAGGAGCTAACGGTCAAGGTGGTGCTGGTGGTGCTCAAAACTTTGATGTAATTCCTTATACTAGAGCTGCTGTTAACGCTGCTGCTGCTGGTACAGGTGCTGTATTAAAAGTATTTGTATACGGTTCTGAATTTGGAAAAGGTTCTGTAGGACCTTCTCAAGGTGCTACTGGTCAATCTATTCAGCCTCAGTTAACTACATTTAGTAACAAACCAATTATTATTAGAGATAGATACGCAGTATCTGGTTCTGATACAGCTCAAATCGGTTGGGTTGAGGTTGCTACTGAAGATGGTAACTCTGGATACTTATGGTATCTAAAAGCTGAAGGTGAAACTA